TCGATGCCTTTTTTCGTGGGCGTATCGAAGACCGCCGTCCCGACCGGCTTGTCGGCCTTGTGGAACAGCAACAGTGGGAGGGGATTCTTGAAGATGGCGCCGAGCGGCTCGACGATGTCGCCGATCCGGTCAGCTTCGGGCGTCGTCGCGACGCCGCGGATGATGCGCTGATCCTCGTCGATCGACTTGACCGTGAGAACGGAAAACGCCCGGCTGAGCATGGGGATCGCCGTCCATGCTCAGCCGCTTGGACGACGCGCTGATTTGTGTAGTTAGGAAAATGGCTACTTCAACCCGGGAGACTTGACCGCCGCGCGCCGTTTTTGGACGACTCGATGCGCGGTATCCACTAGGTCTCGAAGGACTTGAGACACACTCGTCGATCGTTCGTCGGCGAGTCGCACGAGGAAGTCGTGTTGTGTCTCCGGGATCCACGTCGACACGCTGGATCCCTGCTCTTTCGCCTTCGGTCGTCCACGCCCACGCGACACGATCACGAGCTGCGGTTCACCCATGCGTCACCGCCCCGAAAATATGAGCGCCTGATACTGCGGCTCAGGCACCGGCACGAGCACGCCCGCCGCGATCGCGTCGTTCCGCGCCTCCCACGACAGGACGCCGGCCATCGCGACGTCGATCTTGTTCGGCGAGTCGTGCCGCTCCTTCTCGATCAGCCAGATCGGCTTGCCCTGGTCGTCGAGCATCGGGAGGTTCTTCCGACGAGCGTTCCCGATGTGCCGCTCGTACACCTTCGATCCGTCGTGCGAGATCGACCCGTCACGGATGGAGGTATTGAAGGCCTCGAGCGCGGCACACATCGGCCCGCGGCGATTCGTCCACCACTCCAGGACGCGTTCCTTCCCCCAGATGCCGATCCACTTCGACACCCACGATTGCCAGTAGGGAGGATCGCAGTACATGCGCCAGACGTTGAACGTCTCGAACAACCGATGGACGCACGCGTCGACCTCTTCCGCCGGCACCTGCCACTGCTTGCCGTCCGGCCAGGTGGCCGGCTTCTCCCAGGCCTGCGCGAGCCACTGGTAGCCCGTCGCGACTTCCGTGCAGACGATCGCCGTCGAGTCGTGGAACTGTGATCCGTCGAAGCCGACCGTGATCAGCGTCCCGGGCTCCACCGGCCGCGGCGCCGCGAGCTCCCGCCACCGCATCACGGAGAACGCCTGCGTCGTGCCCCTCACCAGCCGGTTGCCGTAGACGCGCTCGAGATACGCGTGATCCTGGCCTGGGTCGTCCCACAGCGCCGCAATCGACACGAGATCGCGCCATCGCCAGGCCTCGCCGCTCGCGTCCTTCAGCCCATCCATGCGGCCATCGGCCGTCGAGAAGTTATGCTGCTCGGCGGCGTAGCGATAGAAGAAGAAGAGGCTCGTCGTGTCGATGGCACGGCCCTCGTCCACCGAGCGCGCGTAATCCAGCGTTCCTTCGGCCACGGATCCCGCGCCGGGCTCAGGCGCCGTTGTCGTCTCGAGCATCCAGCCATCCGCGCCGTACCGCTTCGGGATGTTGGTGAGCATGACCTGGTAGGCCTGCTTCTGTTTCGGGAGTGTCAGGCGGTGTGATTCGTCGACCACGCTGAACGTCGTCCGCGCACCGTCACGTGAGTTCGGATTCGTCGAGAGCGCCTCGGCCTTGCCGTCGCCGCGCTTGCGCAGGATCCGCTCGAGGCCGATGTCGAAGTCGTCGCGTAGCGGCGAGTTCTCCACGATCACGCGCATCGCGGTGAACGCGAGCTCGTCGGATTGTTCCTGCGACGTTGCCACGAGCGGGATGTACGGGTCCGTCACTGGACCGCCGATCGGCTCGCCCTGCCGAGTGAATCCGGTGCAGCGCACCGGCGCCTCCGGGTGGAGCTCGCAGATAGCGAGCATCGCGGCCTTCTCGGTCTTCGCGAGCCCCTTCGGCAGCATCAGCCCGCACCGCTTAAACCGCCGACGGCCGGCGAGGTCGTGGCCCTGCGGGTAGACCTCATACATCCGGTAAATGAGCGCGCGCCACTCGTCGTCGAGGATCACCGGCTGCCCGCGGAGGTCGCCCGGGCCGAACACCATGTTCTGCTCGATGAAGTCGCAGACCTGACCGCCGAGGGACGGCCAGAGCTCGGCGTCGCGCGGGACCATCAGGATCATTTGAGTTGTATGCCTCCGATGTCCGTCGTCGGCGGCCGAGGATTGCTGGGTTGGTTCGGAGCCCCGCATGAATCGCAGCGACCGAGCGATCCGTACGTCCCGCAATAGGCGCACCTCGCCGCGGCCGTTCGTCTAGGCCGTGGAATGGGTGGGGGAATTTCCTCAAGTCCCATCACTTCACCACAAACATCGCCCGCGGATCCGTCCCCGTCCGCTTCGGCGCCTGGAACGTCTGCCGCTTCGGCGCCTCCGGCGTCGGCGCGTCGGCCGGCTGCGTGGCGCGCGTCACGAGCGCCAGCTGCTTGACCGCGCCGCGGAACTCCCGCATCGCCGCCAGGCGCAGCTTCGCGTCCGCGTGCGGGTCGCGCGCAATCACGGCCACCGCTTCCGCCATCCGGAGAATCTGGTCGTCCGTCGCATCGAGGTCGAACTCCGCCCGAACGTTGGCCGCCCATTGCGCCGGCGTCTGATCGAGCCGCTCGACCCCGAGACGACCCACCGGCGACGCACTCTCGACCGTCAGCTTTCCGGCCTTTCTCCACCGATACACCGTGGCGCGATTGAGGTCCAACCGCTGCCCGATCTCAAGGTCCGACAGGCCCAGGGTCGCCAGCCGGATGGCGTCCTGCTTCACGAATTCCCAGCGCCGGGTGCGCTTCACGTCAGGTCAAAAGCTCCCCAAATGTTGCAAAGTCGGAAAACGACGGCTGGAGGCATCCCGGCTTGTTGCGCCGCGCGTTAGTTCGCGACACCCCCCCGGACCTATTTATCGAACTGGCAACTCCTCCGGATTTTCGGTGGTCACAGTCCTCGCCCTGACTTCACCCCGTGACACTTCCGGCACAACGCTTGCCAATTGTTCTCCTCGTCGTCGAAAAGTTTTTTATCTCCTCGATGTGGAACAACGTGATCGGTTTGATACGCAAGCGTTCTCTTACCAAGTTCGAAACAACCCGACATCACAGGTCGACGGTTCCCAGGACGCATTCCGCAAAATGGATACTTCCTTAGAAAAGCTTTCGAACGTCGAGCCCAATCGTTGTTGTAGCCGAGCGCGTGTCGATTTGGCCGTATTCGATTGGCGTTTTCTGAGAGAGTGGGGGGTATTTCCTCTGGATTGTGCCGGGCATGGGAATTGTGTTTGGCACAGCGTCCCTTCTCAACCAATTCGAAACAGCCAGGTTGACCACAAACACGCAATCAGTTCGCCACCTCTTCTTGAAGATCGAAACCGAATTCGGCCGCCCTCTTTTTAATTTCCGACCAAACTTCTTTAAATCTTCGGCGCCCGTACATCACGACGACGACATCGCGAATGCTTCCAGGCCGCAAGACCATGTCCGACTTATTTGAGTTGCATCTTCGGCAGAGCAATTGAACGTTATCGTAAGTGTGTGTTCCACCTTTGCCCTTACCAAACGGAACGATGTGATCAAGCGTTGGAGCTTGCGGGTGCCTGGGATCTTTTAGAAGAGATTGGGGGGTATCAATTCCGCAGATCTGGCATTGCCATCCGGCGAGCTCGAACACTTTGAATCTGTCGACTCGTTCATGAGCCGCACCGTTCTTAATTGCGCGCTGATAATGTGACCCTTTCCCACGTCTGCCGCGATTTCTGCGACCCTTTGCCCTGAGTGACTGTTGGTAGATCCGACGCTGTTCGAGATTCGATGATCGTCGACACTCGTCAGAGCAGAATTTCGAACGGCCGGCTCGATGTTTTCTCAGGATAGGGGGGGCGTGAAATTCGCAACGGCAGGCGGGGCACGTTCGGTGCCATTTATTCATCTCACGCTGTGCGCGTTCTTCTCGCTCCACACTCTTTAATCTTCGACGTTCCGCGCGCACTTCGGATTCGCGTATTTTTCTCGTCTGCAGTTCGGCTGACTGTTGTGCTTTCCTCCAGGCTACCGAGCATTCGTAATTATGAAAAAATCGGCGTTGTTCATGGTTCTTCCCTCCATATTTTTTCCAAAACCTTAACCCGCAACCAACACACGTCCGATGGATACGTACGGCTTCGACGGATCGCTTAGTTGCCTGTTCGGCTGAGCACGCGGTGCAATATTTCCGCTTAGGATTTCTCGTTTCAATCGCAGTTGAGCATTGAACACAAGAAACCTCGAGTTTCATTTTCTGACCCCGCTTTGGAAACAACGCGAGCTGAGTCATGGTTTCTCGTTCTGACAGAGAGGGGGGGATATTTGAAATTCGCCCATGGGGTGCGCCTCTACGCCGTCGGGCTATACCGTTGCACGTTCTTCACCCGAAACCGCACTTCTCGCGCGATCGTGACCGTCCGATCGTTGAGCGTACATGTCGCTCGAAAGTGGGCCACGTGCTCTTCTTCCTGCGGCAGCTCGTCGTCGTCTTCCCCGAGATAGGGGGTATCTTCCGCGTCGTACTGCCAGGTGACTTGGCCCGACAGACCAGCCACGGCGACGCCGTTCGCGTTGAGCGCGTCCTGATCCTCGCGGTTGTTGATCGTCTCCTGCGTGTTGACGTCGAAGAGGTCGAGCGTGAGGGAATTGACGGAGGTCAGCGGGATCGCGTCGCCGTTCTCGTCCTCGAGGAACAGCACGACCGTCCCGGAGGTTCCCTCGAGCACGGCCAGGCGGACAGGTCGAAGCGCCATCAGATGATCCTCGGTTTCTTCGTCTGCGTCGGGCGGAGTGTGGGCTCCGACGTTGAGCTCGGTCGGATCGTCGGCGCGGATGTCGAGACCGTCGACAGTTTCGGCGCCTTCGTCCTGGCCTGACGGACGAATCCTTCCGGCGGCGGCGCGAAGAGTACCGCCGTCAGCACGGCCGTGATCGCGAGCGTCCCGGCCGTCGACGTCAGCGATTGTTTATTTAGGGTAGAGAGGGGGGTTATTTCGCCAGACAGTGCCCTGGCAACGTGTCGGGACAGCGTGCCGGAGCAGCTGAGCGTCGCGACGAAATCCTTCGCCCGGACGATCGTCAGCGTGCCGGCCGTCGTCAGCGTCGCCGCCAGCGACTTCGCCGTGCTCTTCGTGAGGGCGCCGACCGTGCTGAGCGAGGCGACGAATGTCTTCGCCGTCGACGTCGAGAGGTCGCCGGCGGTGGCCAGCGTCCCGTCGAATGATCGGAGCGCCGTCTTGATCGCCGTGACCGTGCCTGAGCTCGAGAGGGTCGCTGTGAGCGCCTTCGCCGTCGACGTCACGAGTGCGCCGGAGCTCGAGAGGGTCGCCGTGAGCGACCGGGCGGTCTGTGTCGTCAGTGCGCCGGCCGTGCTCAGGGTGCCCTCGAGCGACCGGAGCGCGATCTTGGCCGCGGTCAGGGCGCCGGCCGTCGAGAGCGTCGCCAGCAGCTCCCGGCTGGTCTGCTTCAGCAGCGTCCCGGCCGTTGAGAGCGTCGCCGCGAGCGTTTTCTGAAGCAGGGGGGTTACTGTTCCGGACGTCGTCAGCGTGCCCGCGAGCGCTTTGTGGGCCTGCTTGGCGAGCGCACCGGCGGTCGTGACGGTCGCCTCGAGCGACTTCAGCGCGGCTTTAATCGTGGTCAGGGCGCCGGATGTCGTCAGCGTCGCCTCGAGCAGCGTGATCGTCGACTTGGCGAGCGTGCCGGCCGTCGTCAGCGTCGCCGTCAGCGCCCGTTGTGTCTGCGTCAGGAGTGCGCCGGCCGTCGTCACCGTCGCGTCGAGCGACTTCAGGGCGATCTTGATCGCCGCGAGCGCACCGCTCGACGTCAGCGTCGCGTCGAGCGCCCTGGCGGTCTGCTTGACCAGATCGCCCGCAGTCGTCAGTGTGCCGCCGAGCGCCTTCAGACAGAGGCCGATCAGCGTCCCGGAGCTCGAGAGCGTCCCGACGAGGACCTTCTGTGTCTGTTTGATGATGGCGCCGGCCGAGGTCAGCGTCGCCTCGAGCGCGCGCGCCGTCTGCTTCGTGAGGGCGCCTGCCGTCGTCAGCGTCGCAGTCAGTGCTCGGGCGGTCTGTTTCGTCAGCGCGCCGGCGGTCGTCAGCGTCGCCGACGTGATCTTCCCGATCTGCTTCGAGAGTGCACCGACGGTCGTCAGCGTCCCGTCGACAGACTGCAGGATCAGATTCGTCAACTTCGACGTGACGAAGCGTCGCTTCGGCAGATACCGAACGATCCGCGACCGCGTGATCAGTGGCACGTCTTAGATCTCGATGACGTAGAAAACACCCTTGATCGTGAGATCGTCGGCGACGGCCGTCTCGAGCCGAACGATCAGCCGCTCACCCTGTCTGACCAGCGTCGCCGGGATCAACTCTTCCGGGAGATACATATCGTAGGGAGCGGCTTGCA